ATTGTCACAATAATTTTTATGTTTTTCATAATAAATTAAACGGGCTCTATATACATGAATTCCAATTAAAGTAAACCAAATTAAATTTAAACAAACAAATATATCCATAGCAAAACAATAAACACCACATTTAATCAACGCAATCACACACGAAACGTTTTTCATTGTGTTTATTGTTTTTTTATCGTAAAATTCACAAGACGCGGCACATAATAATATTGTATTTGTAAATATATCATTAAGGTAACATAATGTAATTGTAAAAATACAAAAATAATCAAGTTCATTGATATATTTACTTAAATCATTTGGAGTTATATCAGACAAATAACTTGTCAATATTAACCCGGCATTTAAAACCATCCATATAAAATTGTTGGTGAAAACCGAAGCATAAAAGGATATAAAAAAAACCAAGTAACTCATTTCATAACTTTAATAAAATAATTTTATATTATTTTACTAATCTCTTCGTTTAGTTTTCTTTTTCCCTCTAAGTTTCCTTTTTCCTCTAGTTTTCATTTTCTTTCCTCTACTTTTTACTGAATTTGAAGTAATTGATTTTATAGAGTTTCTATGTGGTAATTCACTTGAACTTACAAAAGCATATGGTGTCAAAGGTAATAGTTTTGGACATATAATGGCTTCATCTTCCCGACTTATAAAAGTATATGGTAAAAAACTATCATACACATATGACAAAAAATCAGAAGGAGTACAATTTTCTTCATCTGTGCAACTTCTCAATTGAGTAATCATTAATTGTCGTGTTGCTGAATCGTTGAATAATGTTTCTACATGGTCTATTATACTTGAATATGTTTTTAACAATCCTTTTAATTTTTTAAAATATTTCGGATGTTTGCCTATATTGCCGTCTTTCCACGCCGCTACACCATTTTCAGTCCAATCTCTAAATCCAATATCACTCTGTCGCAAACTGTGATATAACATTCTATTTTGATCATATATCAACCAATTTAAAGTTGGTATCCTAATGAAACTTTGTCTTCCACAATAATCTATTGTTTTTAATATATTTGGTATCATTCCATCTAATGATTTATTTTCATATATTTTTTTCCCTTTTGCGCCAGTACCAGCAGAAAAGTCTAAAAATAAATCTAGCATTCCTTCCCATATACAAATTTTTGATTTGTCTTTTTTAACTAATACACACATTGTTGCCATTGCCATCAGATTTCTACGAATATTCATTAAAGTAACCATTTTGTAATACAAATTCCATATTTTAACCCTATCTGGATTTGTGTAAAATTGATTTAAAACAATTTCCATATGTTCCTCAAATCCACGTTCTACTTCATAAATACCATTATCATTAAATGGAATGTAATATGGATACATTTGCTCCGGGAGCCCGGTTGTTATAAATGGTGTTTTACATATAAATAATTGATATTCGGTTTTTATAGTTTTGGGTTTTCCTGCTACAACTACTTGTTGTCTTGTCGTTTTATCTATTACAGGTAAGTCACTAATATACCATGGCGCTTGGCTTGTTTCTAATGTATCCATATAACTATCCAAGTCAGTAAAACGAAGTGAGAGTGATATATTAAATTGACCTGGATTACCAGTAACATGCATCAATGATCCAGTATCTGTGTTTAAATAATTAAGCGTATTCCATAAAATTTCACTTCTCGACGCAATTGATAAAAAGTATCCTAATTCATAATCAGGATGAGGTGCAAAATATTTTTTTAAAGCTGGATAGATTGTTTCGTTTAAATATGTGTCTAAAGTTCTCATGTCAGCATCTTGTTTAAAACCTTGTTCGGTAAAAATGTTTGAGAAATTTTTTTTTATAAATCCTTTTAGTGATTTAATTTCTTCTGGTTTGTCTAATAAAAATGATTCGGGAATATTATACTTATCCATTAATATTAGTTTAACATCAAGATCTTTTGTTGGCGTTCTATCTGAATCTAATGTATACAAATTTATGGCTTCACCTCCTGTTATCATCCACAAAGGTGTATTTTTATTAATAGGTGTGCCGAGTATATTTAATATAACCTTATTGGCATCCAGAATTGCGCCATATAAAAATGATCTAAAATTACTAAATGAATAAATGAACACTTCTTTCATAACGTCTCCATAAAAAACTATTTCGTTTTCATGAAGTATTGTTTTGGAAAGATTCATATAATTATATTTAGAAAAAATTATAAATTAAATGGATTGCCAATTAATGATTTAGCACCATGATCTGTATTTTTATCCATGATAATATTATCTCCTTCAAAGAGTGTTGATTGAATGTCTTGTAATGTGACATTTTCACCTAATTCTTTTTCTTGTGTATTTAAATTTTTAATACCCACTAAATTACCACTATCGTCAAGTGTTTGTGTCAATTTATTACCAGATCGTTCTGCCTTTACTTTGTTATCTTCCATTGCCTTTTGTTTTGTTTCTTTAATTCTTTGCTCGAAAGATGCTTTAGCAAACGATTCATTTTTATTTTTTTCTGCCATTAATTGATTTAATTCTTCTTCTAAATATTCAACTTTACCTGTTTTATAAGCATCTGGGTCCCATGGCATCCATACCCCCACCGGTCCTACTAAAATGTCATGGTTTGGATCAACCTCTCTTAACATTTTACACCGAAACTCTGCTTCTTCTTGTGTTGAGTAAGATCCTCTTACCTTTAATCCTCTGGTTGAAGTTTGAAACTTGTGAATTTTATTAAATGTGTTTTCTAATTCTTCTTCACACTTATCGACAAAGGTTTTGTAATCATTTTCAAAAGAATCGTCTATCAAGTTTTTCTTTTCGTCTGTTACAAATTCATTAAAATCGTTTGTCAAATCCTCAAACGTCAACGAATATTTGTAAGAAATAAAATTAAGAAATTGAACAAATTTTTCCATGGATTTATTAAAATCCCATCTTTTAAGGAATTCTTGAAAAAAAAAGGATTCTTTTTGTTTTAAAATTTTTTCGGGCGAGACAAATGAAATACAAACAAATTTTTGACCTGAAATAGGTTTATCTTCTTCTAGTAAATCAACATACATGGGATTTGGTTTTCCGTTATTTTGCTTCATAAAATATAATGTTTTAAAGGTTTAAGTATTTTTATTTAATACAAAATAAAATATTTTATTATTTTATGTTGAATCAATTTTTTGACGTTCAAGAAATAATAAGAAGAATTATTAAATATTTGATCGAGGGTTTGATGGTTGCTATTGCCGCTTACGCTATCCCTAAAAAAAGTATGAATTTCGAGGAAATTGCCCTTTTGGCTTTAGTTGCTGCGGCTACCTTTAGTATTTTGGACACTTATCTTCCAAGTATGGGAGTGACAGCGCGCACTGGAGCAGGATTCGGTATTGGTGCGAACATGGTTGGGTTCCCTGGGGGGCTTTAAATTAAATATTACGATTAATTAAAATATTACGATTATTATATGAATAGGCAATTATCCAACGCAATTAGAGGAGACGTTTTCAGGTTCGATGACAATTTGCGAAATTTTGGACTACTTAGTACCGGTTACATAATAGTTGATTATGTTGATGGAAATAATATATTAATTAAAGGATATAACATTAATTCTGGAATTCCAATTGGTAGTATTGCAGGTACTCGAGTGGTCGGACTTACAGATCAAAATACTACGTTTGTTGAAAACATACCACAGGGACCTATAGCAATGGCGGCAGGGAGGCGTAGAAGAAAATCTAGGAGATCTAGGAGATCTAGGAAATCAAGACGCAGGCTTTAATAATCACTTATTGTATGTTCCCAACAAGATATTTACCCCAAACCTTGTCAAAAAAGGATAGGAAGAAACAACTTGGAATGTTACAGAAATCAAAAAGATTATACAAAAAACATAAATATTATACCCGCGGAAAAGTTTCATTCAAAAGCAAGAAATCGTCTCACATTGAAAACGCTCGCAGAATATACAATATAAAAACTATTATACCAAACGCAGAACTGGCATCCAAAACAGGATGTAAATTATCCGCATTAAAGCAGATTGTCAAAAAAGGGGAAGGAGCTTATTATTCATCTGGATCGCGACCAAATCAAACACCGCAATCATGGGGTCTAGCTCGTTTGGCAAGCGCAATAACTTCGGGAAAAGCGGCGGCAATTGATTACACCATTATTGATAAAGGTTGTGATCACAATAAAAAAGCATTTCGGTTGGCAAGAAAATCTAAAAGAAATAAGGAATAAAATATTTTATAATTTATATGCCTAATACAAAAGTTTTATCTCAAGCGGTTGTGGGAGACATTTTCAGAATTAAAATGTTGGGAATCTATAGCAAATAAGTTAACGCGGATTCATATTTTACATTACTTGATCAACAAATAGTTGGAATAAAATCCCAGTTTAACATACCGCACATTTTCTTCCAAATATCATCTTGTTCAATTAATTTTTCTCTATCTTTCAACATTGGAATTTCTCCTAAATATGATTTTTCTCCGAGAAGCTCACATAATTTAAAAAGAATGTAATAATAATTTAAAAAATTCACACGATAATCTGGGCAAAATTTGGCATACGGGGCTTGTAATTCCATGAAAAGGTTACACAATAATTCTTCCATTTCAGAACTTATCACGAGAGGTGGAATACCAAGTTTGTTTTTAATAAATGCTATGTGTTC